CGGCACACAATGTCATCTCCGTAGACTTTTAAGGGCCCTTGGGCGGAATTAACCGCTTCATCGACAGCTTTAGCAAGGCTGAAGAAGATAAGTGTTTCTAACTCGAATGTAAAGCCGTTACCCATTGCTGAGAATTTGGCAGTCGGTCCTTCAAAACCAACCGCGTCGAACTTTACACAACGGCTCCTCACGGAGTTAAGAGCGATGAACCAGTCATCCGGCAACAAGTACCGGACCACCCCGATATTCACGGTGTCACTCGCCGAAGCGAGATCGATCGTGGCCACCAAGTTGGAAACCGAGCCAAGGTAGGCAAGGTCCTGATTTGGAGTCTGGTCATCTAGGTCGATTCCCCACCGCTTGAGACGTCTGCGGATAATCGCGCCGCGGGCCTTCTGGAGGTAAACACCCCCGTTAGGGCCAACGCCGATCGAACGCTTTTTGAGGGCGTCCTTGTCGACAAACGTGCCAAGATCATAGTCACATGCTGCCACTCCTAAGAGGCAGCACGGCCCAATCGGTGAAACACCTGTTAGGGCCTCGAACCAGTGCGGGTTTAACCCCACTACGTGGCTGAGTTCTATGGTGGAGGGAGGCGAAGTCACAGCTTCCGCTGAGTACTTCTTTGAGCGCGTAGCCTGCCGACGGGGGACCTGTTGGCTTGCGCCTGGTCCGAACCCGTACTCCGACAGCAGATCGGACCAACGGAAGGGCCCTAACACCTGATGACATATTTCCCTTGCGCGCCATAGGAGGTCGTGCAAGTGGGGTTTTGGGATGACCCCGTCATCAAATGCTCGGAACCGAGCGTTAGCTTCACTGCATTGCTGCTCAGCGGCGAGCCATCCCTGGCTCGCGCGTTGCACCGTACCTAGCCCGAGTTCCCCCGAGACTTTGGCCATGAACGAAACTGCCTGATAGTCCTTGCGGAACGCGAACGCGCCGTAGGTGCAGTCAAGGTAGTGTTCAGGTGCAACCTTCATGCTCACAAGCTGCTGCCACTCGTCGTACTGCAGACGGAGGGCAGCCCCCAAGGACACAGGTGTATCCAGGGCTTCGTAGAGCATGAACGCAACCTCACTGATGTTCAGCGACTCCCGCGCCAGGCGTTGCAGCTTGGCGGGGTGTCCACCCGTACGACGGGCACTGTGAGAGGACAGGTTATTCATCGAACCCCCCGAGAACAAAACCAAACTCGCGCGCAAGCACGCGAGCCGTTTCAGCCTCGGAGAAGCCCCAATGAACTTCCAGCACTTCAAGTGCCGATCTGG